TAGCAACCTGGAGTGCTGTCAAAAGTAAAGTAGGCCTTGGTAAGGATGGTAATGACTGTCCTACCAAGGCTGAATTGTTGGCACTCTCTCCTACAGGAACGGGAGAAAATTACGTTGGCTTGGAAATATCCAATGCTAGTTCCTATGGAAACAATGAAACCGTACAGCTCAGCGATATTCATAAGGTAACTTATAAGTATACATTTACTGTAGATAGAACTACTTTAAGTTTTCCTGCTAGTGGAGGAGCTCCTTCTCCAAATCTATGGTTTGGTTTAGTTTCTAGAAAACAGAAATATGTAGATGGAGTAATATCTGGTAGTTATACTGAAGTAGGTTATACACAGACGGCTTATCCTGATTGGGTATCTTATAATCAAACTGTACCTCAATATGAAGCTAAAGAAAATACTGGATTAGTTGAAAGGTCAGCTAATATGACCTTTACTCAGAATGAATCGGGTAAACAGATAACAGTTCAATTTACTCAGGATGCAGGAGTTGAAACTTGGGAATATACTTTTACAAGTAAGAATAATTCATTAGTATTTAATGCTATAGGTGGTAAAGGTACACCTACGGAATTAACTATTACTTCGAATAAGCAAAAGTATATAAATGGTAAAGCTGTGGGTAGTCCAGTAAATGTTGATTATTCAAGGCCTAGTTTACCATCATGGCTTTCAGTAGAGAGTGGGTATTACGAAGCTTTAGAAAATAAGTCTGAAAGTTCTCGTTCTTATACTGATACTCTTACTCAGGCAGAATCCGGTAAGAAACTAACACTAGTTTTGTCTCAGGCAGCTGGTGTAAAAACCTATGGTACACCTACAGTATATTTAGGAAGCATCGCAGATATCCCTGCATCGGGAGGAACTGCAGCTACACCTACTTATACCTATGCTCAACTTTGGGGATGGAATGGTAAAACCCATGATGGTGGTACTATAAGTTCTGGAGCTTCAGTAGTATGGTCTGAAAATATCTCTGGTTCTAATCTTGGCACAACTGCAAAGGCTAGAACTAAATTAGGAAGCCGTACATTAACCGTTACTCTTAAGGGTAAATCTGGCAATGCTTCAATTGATATATACCAAGCAGAGAATAAAATAACTAACGTAACTCAGGGTACATGGGTAGTTTCCATTTCTGCAAACCCAAGTACCTTTACCGAACAAGGTGGTACATCACAAATCTCTGCAAGTGCAAGGGCACCAAGAACTAATCATTGGTCTTCAGATGCAACTAATGCAGCATCAGATGCTATTGGTACTCCTACACTTAGTATACCTACGGCTAGTACAGGATTTAGTTTATCTGGTACTACTTTGACCGTTGCAGAAAACACAACTGCAAATCAAAGGAGTGTAGTAGTAAGGGCAACTATGGATACCGTCTATAAAGAAGTTACGGTAACTCAAAGTGCATATTTGGTAGAATGGGAATATACATTTACTGCTTCTCCAACTACTTTAAGCTTTGATGCTTTGGGTACTGCTAAGTCTATTACTATTACTAGTTATCGTGAAAAGTATATTAATGGTTCTTTGGTAGAGGGTTCTAGAGAAAATGTAAGTTATATACATGCAACAAGTACTGAACATATTGGAACTGTACTAGGAACAAGTATTAGTATGCAAGAGAACCAAACTACTTCTACAAGGAGTGGCCAAGTATCATACGAACAGAATGGTTCTAATAAAGTGATTCGTATCACTTGTAATCAGGCTGCAGGTACAATATCTACTCGATATGTATTAGAGGTAGTAGATAATTTTGGTGATTCACCTGCTGTAGGAGGAAGTATTTTTGGTTTGGTTAAGTCGGGATATTATGATGTAATTAATGGTAAGGATTCTACTTGGCATAATGTTACACCAACTCTAAAATCCAAATCTTCATACATTACCAATGTAGAAATTACCAAAGCTTCTGGAGATGGTTATAATATAGGAATTACTCTGTCTGAAAATACTTCTGAATCTTCTCGTAGAGCAAGTCTTACTTTAACCTATGGTAGCAAGGAATTAGATATGGCAACTACTCAAGCAGGTGCTAGTGTTAGTTATAATTATTACTTTGGAGTAACTACGGACTTTCCCTCTGTAGCTGCAGCAGGAGCAACTCCTAAGGCAGTAATTAAATCTAGAAGACATAAAGTTGTGAATGGAGTAGAAGAGTCTTCCTATAATTTGGTAGAAACTTCAGTAATAAGTAAACCTAATTGGACTGGTACTTTATCCACTAAAGTATCAAGTACTACTGGTTCAGGAGCAGATTATGATGTTACTATACCCGTATATGAAAATACTGAAGCTAGAATACGAAGAGGTATAGTAGTATTACAACAGGGGGGTTCTGGTAAACAGCTTACTTTGAACCTTAATCAATTAGCTGCAAGTATTACTACTAGGGATTATATCAATTATGTAGAACCAATTCCAGATGGGATGTTTTCGGCTTTAGCTCAGAGTATAACTGTTACACTTCAATCTTATAGGGAAACCTTAATCAATGGTAAAGTAACGAGTAAAGTTGCTGTTCAACCTGATTTTGATTTGGATTCTACCGTTACCGATTGGGCTTCTGTAGATTTAATTGGTGGTAATCCTACCAATTATGAATATGATTTTGAGGTTTCTGTAAAAGAAAATACTACTAATCAAACTCGGTCTGGTAGTGTAATGTTTTATAATGGTACTGCTGAAGTAGAAAATGGTTGGGCATTTACCCAAGATGCTGCAACAATCTCTACACGGTATGAAATATCTTGGACTGCAAACTATAGTAATGGTATAGTAGAAGAAAACGTAACAGAAGTTGAATTAGAAGGTACTACGGGTATGGAAAATTCTGTAAGGATGGATTTACACATACTAGAATATACTTCTATCAATGGAGTAGAGGGTACTCCTACTTCTTGGGATTCTAGAGCCATAGCTGAAAACAACTCGGCAATAGCTTCACCCAGTGGTCAGGTATCTGCTACTCTACAATCGGATTCTGAAAATGCTTTTATAGATATTACTAATTCTGTACAGAACTTAGCCGAATACCCTCGTACTCATACCATAACTTTATATAACCCTAAAGTTGTAATTAATGGTAAAGAGGGGACAGTACCCACTATTACCCTACTAGTAAACCCAATACCATATACTAAAATTTTTGAATTTGGTTGGAAACAAGAAGGAAGTACCATTACTAATATTACTCTAGAGGGTGATATCTATGGTAGTAGTGCAGGTAGTAGGGATATTATATCTTATGTTAGCTTACGAAGAGATGGTGTAGAGTTTGCTAAGAAATATATTAAGCCTACGTTCATACCATCTTCTGAAGCTGAAGATTGGTTGCAGGTTATTGATAATGGACAGAACTCAGATAACTCCTATAATTGGGCTTTTAAAGCATTAACCAATAACGAAGGGGATTCTGCAAGAAACCAGCAAGTTAGGTTTGAACAGCCTGGTAACGGTAATCAAGCTTTATATGCCTATGTTAGCCAAGACCCAGTGGCAACTGAACTAAATTGTGAATTAGGTAATTACTACTCTTATGGAGCTTCTGATATAGTAAATATTGGATTTGGTTGGAATAGTAGAGATGGAGGAGATACTACTGGTAGTGGTGGTATGAATACTCCCGGAGGATATTTAGGAGCTAGAATATCTTTACCGGCAGAGAATGACCGCATTGATATGTATGCAGTAGGTTTACCTACTTATAGTAAACCTCTAAAAATTAAACTTTCTAATATTAGAAAAGTAAAAAAAATTAGTTATGGTAATAACCAGTATACAGGTCTTTCAGTAGGTTATTCTCAACAAGATTATAAGTTAGGTATAGTAATGGGTGTTGGTATGGAAAGTTATTTTCAATTAACTCCAAGTATCCTTAGTAAGTCTGGCGAATACGGTGGAGGAATACAAATCCAAGTAACTTTAAAACAAACTTATAATGGTTACAGTGGAGATTCTATTGCCAATATTACCTTAACACCTAAGGATTCAAATCTTCCAACTCTATATCTTAACATAGCCTGGGGAAATCCATAGGAGTCTATAGAAAGTTTAAAGATACGATACTATGGCATTATTAATGTATATACGGCCATATACGAATAACTTTAAAAATTAACTTTATGTTTAACAACTTAAAACTCAAAATATGGGAGTAGAAGTTAAATCTGGTGGTGAGGGCGTAATCGTCGCTGACCGCGGTTGTAATGATGGTTGCTGTTGTAATGGACGCAATTCAGGCTGGGGCTCCGGTTGGGGTGCAGTCGGTGGTGCATTGGTAGGTGGTGGCTTTGGTGCTGCTGCCGTGTCTGTATGGGACAAAATCAATGACACTAAAGCTGACATTCAGAAAGTAGAGTCTACTGTTCAGGAAGCAAAGGCAGGTATCTATAAAGATATTTCTGATGCTGCTAGAGGAGTAACTCAGGAAATCAGCGGAGTTGCAAAAGATGTTGCTGGTGTTGGTAGAGAAATCCTTAACAATCGTTTCACAACGGAAAGAGGACTTTGTGATTTGGGATACAAAACCAATTCCGATATCCGGGATTCTCGTGACCAAATGGGAGCAGGCTTCAATCGTGTTATGGACCGTCTTTGCCAGATGGAACATGAACAACAGAATTGCTGCTGCGAAACTAAAGGTTTGATTAAAGAAGTGAAGTCCGAATTGGCTCTTCAACTTGAACGTTGCTGCTGTGACCTCAAGAATGGCCAACAGGAAATCAAGTGTCTTATCGAGAACACTGCTAAAGACCAGGAAATTGCCCGTCTCAACCGAGTAGTAGATGCTCAGAGAGACCAGAACATTATCCAGTCAGTAGTTGCAGCTCTTAAGACTACATCCACAACCCCGGCTTAATAATAACCGTCGTCATTACGTAAGCCAGATTAGGAAGGAGTGCATCTTACATAGGTGTACTCCTTTTTTCATTTATACCCACCTAAAGATAAAACGATATGGAAAGTGAAGAGATTAAGAAAGAACCAACCAATGGAAATCAACTAAAAGATTTTACTATTCAACTTACATTGCCTGCTCCCAATGCAGAGATAGCAAAGGAAGTAGCAAATAAAGCACAGTCACTCATTGACCAATTTGGATACTATCAATTCTTAAACCTGGTAGACTTTATGCAAAGGAATCCAGGTGCAGTATCATTTGGTTTAAACTTAATTAATAAAAGATGAACATGGAAGATTTGATTTTTTCTAAATTGCAGAAAGGCGATACCATATACACCTTAGAGAGAGACAGACGTTCTGGGTATCCAATCTTTGATACCGCTAAAGTATTAAAAGTTGGTGAAAGCAAACCTAGAGCCACTGGCCCAGATGGAAGCTTTGCCGCAAATACAGAAATCTCTATTCAAGACTCTATATCTGCGGTGACTATATACCTTCCTACAGATGCTGCAGAGGGTATTTATAATAATGTTTATTACACTACCGACTTACGCAATATCGTAAACGAAGTAAATATCCAAAGGACTACTGCTGTAAATATCCTCAATAACCGAGAGAAATATGAGGCAATAGTTACCGAATGCGATAATATCTTTCATACCATTGAAGGCATGTTAACTCCTCAGCAACAACCATCTCAGGCTTATAAGCAAGAAGAGTTCGAGGCTTTTAAAATTGAAGTAGCAGAGAAGTTATCCATGCAACAAGATATTCTTATGAAAATTGCCAGTGAGTTGGGATTAAATAAGAATAAAGATGGCAAGCAAAAAGGTTAACATAAACCTCTCGAATAATCTATGTGATATTCAGATTTATGTAGACCCAGTTAAACAACGTCAAGCTGAGAAGTTGATTGCCAAGACTCCAAGTATTATGAAGCTCGGGTACGAGTTAGGTACTAGAAAGTTTGGCAATCAACTTCTTCGTATAGTAAGACGTAGTTTAAATAATGGTCTACCTCCTCCTGGTTCCAAAGTTTCTTGGCCTCCTCATGCTACTGCTACACTTAAGAAGTATGGAGCACATACATTATTAAACCTTACTGGCCAATATGCAAGGTCAGTTACAATGGTAACTCAGAAAGATAGAACCTTTGTTGGTCTTCCTCCAGGATTAAGGAAGATAACATACTCTGGTAGAACTTCTCGGAAAACACTTAACCAAATTGCTATCATGTTGGAGTATGGTAGTAGAGATGGTAATCTTCCACCTCGTCCTTTATGGAAACCTGCTTTCGAGGCAGCAGGTGGAAATGTAGTTTTAGAGAAAGAGATACGAAATCAATTAAGAAAAGAACTTAGAAAATATACAAAGTAATGGCAGATTTTGAAGCAGATAAAACATCTGGTACTGGTCCTGCACTCGTAATGGTACATCCGTTAAAAGTGAATGATACAGAAGCAGATAAAAAAGCCATCCTTACCATTACAGTTAATGGAGTACCTAAGACTGTAAATCTTATTCAAAAGAAAGGCAGCCTTAACTACGAATACAAATTAGAAGTAGATAAGGAAGCCATAAACATATTGGGTAAGGGTGGCTCTGATACTTTGGCAATCACTTCTCAACGTAGGGAAATGATTAATGGTACACCCCAAGGAGATTGGGAAAATGTAGAAGTTACAGCAGAATTCCTAGAGGAACCTCCATTTACTGCTGGACTAAGATTTACTGATAATGAAGAAAAGACTCTAGAGGTATCCATTACTTCTAAGAATACTACTGAACAAGCTATCAGTGGAATTCTAACTATCAAGCAAGTTGGTGGTCTAACTAAAACTGTAACTGTAACTCAAGCCGCTGGAGAAGTAACTTATTCTTACCGAATAGACCCAGCAGGTACTACTTTAAGTGTACCCAAAGACCAAATTACAAATCCTTGGGAGGGTTCAGTTGGGGCTACCTTTACAGGATATAGAGCTAAACTGATAGAGGGAACTAAAGTATCAGAAGAGGTATTACCTTTTAAAATACCCTCTATTGGAGAAACTAAAGTAATCGATAATGGAGGTATAGCTGTTTCTTATTGGTTTACTGATTATGGTAGTATAGCTAATAATTATCAAGCAAGTTTTAGTGCAACCAGTCATATGAGGAAGAATGCTGGGATATACTTTCAAGCTTTTTCTGCAAGTTGGGAATGCCAATTTAATGATGGTGGTACTTATCAAATCAATACTTTACTAATGTTACAACTAGTTTGATATCATGGTAAATACAGAAGAAATCGTAGAAAGAACCTTTTATATCTGTCTATTACAAACGGCACTTAAAAAAGGTTTAACTCTTAACCCAGAAGACTACCTACCCTTATCACAGGAGAACGAGAAAAGATTTCAGGCAGATAAGGATGCTATGCCTAAATTCATTCCCATATACGGTATAGGTAACAATCAGGTTAAGGGTGCAAAGACATGCCCTAGAATTACCATTGAACTACAAGGGTTCTATAATGGTGATATAGGTGTGAACAAATATATCATTGGTGATAAACTAGAGGGTGGGAATTACCAAGCATCAGAATTTCCATACGAAACAAAAGATATAACTCTAGATATTCATCTGGTATCTAATACTCAAGCCGATATGAGGTTGCTTCATAATATTATGTATGAAGCATTACCTTCTCGTGGATACGTAAGACCTTATTATAATAACTTAGAAGAATGGGAAGATGGTAAGGTAGCACCAACCGGAAACCTATTTATAGAAATAGGTAATTACTATGACCACCCTGACGAGAATCATGGTCTACTTGAAAAGGTATATCAGTATACTTGTAAGGATGGTATATTACCTGAGAGACTTGCTGAAGAAGGTGAACTTGTACCAATTCAGGATATATCCGTATTGATGGGACTAACCGAAAAGCAAGAGTCAGATTTACTTAACCTTAACGTAAAATAGCTCAATACTAGAGGGTATTAAATAAATGAGTAATTAACTTAATTAATATA